GAGGCCAGAGACCGGGGTGGCTTTTTTTGGCGACGCTAGCCGAACCTGTCGACAGAGACCGCGCTATCCCGCGTCTCCAGCGGCAAAGCCGCGGAAAGCGACTATTCCGACGGCGCCAGGAAACCGCATTTGCGCGGGACTGCGTGGTGGGCCCGGCAGGAGTGTAACGGGCCGCTCAGATCAAGCACTTGCGCCAAGGTGAGGGCGAATCCGGACCTTTGATGCGTAAAAGGTATTTACCGCACCGCCCTCACCTGTGCTATCCTTCCTTGATGCCACCGATAGGGCGAAGCAACGCGAGCCCTAAACCATTGAAGAGCACACCCTTTTGAAGATGGATTTGAACCCATGGACATTGAAGCAGAGAAACTCTCTATCGAGAAAGACAATCTCGCCATCGAGAAAGACAAGCTCGCCTTAGAGCGAATCAAATTGGAGAATGAAGACCGTCGTTCTAAGCGGACCGCCTTTTGGACCGCTGTTTCAGTCGTCGTTCCTATATTTTTGGGTCTGATGACTATAGCTTATGGATTCTGGAGCGCGAAACAGCAAGCTCAGCTTCAATTTCGGTTAGAAATTGCTAAGGCCGTAATGAGTGCCCCCACCCCGACAGAGGTGGCTGATAGGGCGGAGATGTTTCAAAAAATGTTCCCTGTAGAGTTCAGCGGCGTACCTCTTGACAACGACAGGGGCGACGCTTTCGTAACTGGGAGACAAAAAGACTTCTTTCAGGCACTGTCAGCACAGGGCATGACACCACAAAAGAAGCTCGATCTCTGGATCGCGGTCTTTCCCCTAGATGATTGGGCAACACGCCCGGAAATCAAAGCGGCTACGATACCTTAGTCACAATCAAACTGAGACATTACCGAATTCTGCTATGGTGGCGGAAGCTATTCCCAGTCCACTTTGGCCAACGCGTCACTGATCGCGCCGGCATCGACTCCAGCCTCTTTCGCTGTGGCCAGTGCTTGGACAACGGTGGCAAACGCCCTACTCCGCGATCCGGCGTCGAACGCTTGGAGCGGCCCCATCAAATCGATGGCGACTTCTCCACCGAGCTTTTCCGAGACTTCGGCGGCGACTTGGGCAGCGATCGGTTGAAGCGTGTACTGGACAAGGTGACGTTGAGACTCGCGCGTTTGCGGCCCTTGTGCCGCCGCGGCGAATAAGCTCGGCAATACGCCGAAAACCGCGCAGATCGCATTCCGACTGGCCTCCAAGTTCTCCACCGGCATAGCCGCCTGAATGTCCGGACTCACGGACACCGGTTTCCAATCGGTCGCCGGAGCCGGTCCGCCGGCAGCGGACACCTGTACAGATTCGCGAAGCAGCACACGGCCGCGCTGGCCCCGGAAGGTCCGCCCGATTTTGGTCATGTCGGTGTCCGGCGCCTCCGGAAACGGAACGATCGACGATCCAAGCGGCGCCATTTCGAACACCTCCGCCAACGCGGACTCGACGGCTTGGAGAGTGCCGGCCGTGAGGCGAGCACGACGGAGCGGCGCCTGCCCGTAATAGGGCGTGCTCACATCGCAGCCGATCCGGAAATGAAGAACCTCACCAGCCAACGCCGTTTGCATCGAACCGCCACCGGCTTCCGGAATCGAGACGCGGTAGGCTGTCGGCCGGGCATTCTTGGTGCGCAAATCCCAATCGCTGCACGGAACCAATTCGTCGCCGTCGATCAGGAAAACCATCTCGCCGCGGACTGCGAGCGCGCGGCCAACCAATGCCAGTAGACGCGGATCAAAAGCGTCCGAACCTGTGACGTTCGCCAGCGCAAAGGAATTCTCCCACAGACTGACGCACGACTGCGCCGCGCCGGTTAGTTCGGCAAGCCCGCTGCGGCCGGAAATGTACGCTTCGCGCGCTTGGATCAGTTCGGCGGTGAAGCCGGACATTGCCGAGCGTTGCTCCGCCTTTTGCCACGGAAATCGGAAGCCAAACATTAATTTGCCCTCCGGTACGCGCGGAGCAGGTCTGCGGCTCCGCTACGCTGCATGGCCAGGGCCATCGCGTCAGGATCAAATCGTTGATTTTGCTGCAAGGCGTCGCCGACGTTGACTGACTGGGCCGAGACGCCCGGCTTCATCCGCACAGCGCTGATGTATGAATCGAGGCGTTGCAATGCCGTCCGAATCGTCTCCGGCACGTCTGCATCATCATCGCCGGCCGCGCCGGTGAAGCGGTACGGACCCGTGCATGCGAGATACCAACCGCCGAACGGAGAAACGCAAAGGTTTGTCGCCGTTTCCCACTCACCAGCGCGACTCCACACCTCGACGGTCGAAATCGTCGCCGGAGTCAGCGGCGGATGCCACTCGCCCGGACCTTCGACGATCCATTGCACCGTGCGCTCTGGCCATCGCCAAGCAATGTATTCTTCGACGCGACGCCAAAGCACCTCTTTGAGCACACACCCTTGAAGTGACGTGTTCGGATATTGGACCGTACCTTCGACTTGCGAGATCAACGTCGCCATCTTTGCACCTTATGCGCGGCCGGAATCTTCCAGCTTCGCGCCTCAACTTGCGTTTGGTCGTATGCCGGCCGAGTCACGATCGACAGTTCGAACAGCAGCGCTTCCAGAATTGTGCGGATGATTGCACCGTGCATGCCGCGCGCGGGATCGACCGGCTCTTGTGTGACCCGCTCGGCGTTTTCCACGGCGCGCTTCGGCGGAATTCGAAAGCCCGGCGACAGGCCAATGGCCAGCCCGGCCTCGATAAGCCGCAAGATATCGACCACGTAGGACACCGACAGCAGTTCCGGCGCCAACGTCGCGTCGAACGTCAATGCCGCGTCCGTGTCCGTCAGTTTGAGCGTGCCATTGTCGGTGGACGCGAGCGGCCTGTCGTAGGAATGGCCGACGAGCAAATGGACGTTGACGCCGTTGTCCACGTTGTACGCGAACGCCCTCGAAGCAAATTGCTCTTTCTGCGGTCGTCCGGTTCGGCCACCGTCCGATAAGACGGCGACCTTGTTGTAAGGGAAGCGGCCGGAAAGGCGGCGTGAGCCGCCCTCCCCTTTTCGAAGCTCCAAAGAGCCTTCTGTGCCGGCGAACAGCATTTACTGAACGCCGGTGAGAATCTGCAGTTGCGCAGCGCGACCCGCTGACACGTCCATCGTCACCAGCGCGGTGAGCACGACTTGGCCGCTTGCGGCCTTGGTGTACACGTCGCGAATGAGGTCGATCTGCCCCCACGTGCCGACGAAGATCGGCGCAACTCCACCGATGGAAGTGGTCAACAATGCCTTGGACGAAACCGGCGGACCGCCAGACGGCGCCGCGAGCGCATTGCTGGACATCACGATATTCGGGATGTTCTTGGACATCCGATCGAATTCGGACACCGCGGTGTTGGTAATCAACGTGTTGTCCATCGAGTCCCACACCTCCGGCCGGATCAGGAGATTGCAGTCACCCGGACCGGTAGCCGCGTTCGCGATCAGAAAGCGCTTCACCGCACCGCGGAACGCAGCCCAGCTTGCGGCAGCCGCGACGCTGGTGCTGGTGATGCCGTAGGAACCGACAAGGATGCCGGCCGGCTCGCCGGACGAACCGGCACCGAGAAACACGGCCGCGTCCATCTTGTCGTTCATACAGCCCGACATATCGCGCCGGACGGCCGCTTCGAGCGCATCGCCGGTCTGCTTCATCGCGACGCGAGTCAGCGTCATAGTGATGCCGAGCGTTTGGTTCGGATTCAACGTGCGGGCGCTGGTTGTGTACTGAGTCGGCCCGGCAACGTTGCCGGTTTCGCTCGCTGCCCAGCCGGCGGAGACGGTAGACGACGTGAGCGGGTAGCTCTGTCCTCCGTTGTCGATATTCACGAAGCGCGCGCCCATTTTGCCAGCGGCGGAATTGGCAAAGATTCGGTCAATCACCGGCATAACGGCGATCGGATCGGGCACACCGGAGGCGACGGTTTCACCGGAACGCTTTTCCAGCAGCAGCGCGGCCCACGGAACCGGGACACCGCGATAGCCGCCATGCGAACGAAGCTCGCTCACCACCTCCGCGGTCGCACCGTCAATTGGCCGGCCTTCGTCCAGATTGAGGACAACTTGCCGCAGCTCGAACTTGTCGATCAGCGCGGAATATTCCCGGTCGCCGCGAGTTTCGAGTTCGCCTTTGGCCTCACGGCGCTCGCT